GCGGCCCAAATTCAGTCATGTAGTCACGCGAGGAATTGTTAACCTCATAAGAATACTACATGTCTAAATATACAATTTTGAACATACGCTATAGAAATTTGCGACCCAAAGTAAAAATCCAAAACCCAAGCAAGATGCGAACATCTTACTAGGGTTTTGTATATAAACCTTTGAGCTACAAATAGCACAACGTAAGATGTGTAAAACATCTCGTCCAGGAAATAGATAGGTATCTATTACCCCTGCTCGGCCGCCGAGCAGTATCCTGACTTTCTCAATATGAGAAAATCTCTTGCGACATTTTATAGACTGTCGTCTCCCCGATATACAATATATCTACTATTTATGATCGAATCCAAATGATCTATATAGTTACATTATCGGAATATGCATAATAAACTGGTGCTCCTATAAAGAGTCCCAACTGAAAATCTTCTGCGGTAGAAATGTACTTGTCAATTCTCGTGTTTTCAGATGCAGCAGAGGCTAGAATTTCCGTAGAAAGTTCATGCCCCATACTATATTTATTATAATAATCAGTGTTCCTAGCAGGAACAAATCTTTGTCCTGCTGTATAGAAAGGAGTTTCATATTCCAAACACGGATTGTTGGCAACTGGTGTAACAGCTGTTCCACCCAAGGCACTACGTAAAGTTTGCAGAAAAATTCGCTTACGTTGCGAAACATTCGTATTATCCAAAGCAAAAAAGCTATTGAAATTGGTTGTACCCCTGAGATTGTGTCGAGCAACACCAAGTGATCCAGTGTGACCACCTATATATTTATCGGTGAGTAAAACTTTATGACGTAATCCGCCCCTACGCATAACATACGCAGGTGTTAAATAATTCAATAGGGTTGAATTACAAAACGTGTATGACACAATACCACCAGAAGCGTTTAAAGCTTCATCAGGACCATTTGGATCATAACCTCTATAAAACGGAAAATCCGTAATATTCATGGTCACCATCCTGGTGCCAGTACCTACAGAAGCAGGCCAATACGACGTATGATAGTTATACCTTCGCAATAAATCACGAAAACTAACTACCCTTTCCCCTTGATAGACTAAATATTGGTTATCGTCTTTCAGCATATCAGAATTAGATCCAAAAGTTTGAATCTCATTCGAACAATCAGGGGAGTTAGAAGCATCAGTACTCACAGCAAGTGCTTCATCCGACTGTGTGACATAAGGGGCAATGTGGCTCTGTTCCTTAAAATAAGAAACAGATCCGAGTTTTGTAGCAGTGGGAACAGCAAAAGCAATATCCTCACCGCCGCTAACCCAAACCTGTACCTTAACAGCAGCACCGGACGTACTAGGTGTTGCAAGTTCGTTAACCACATAAACACTTAAACTACCATTGTCAAGATCTTCGCCAGCAGTGACACCAGCAGTAGTACTAAAAGTGTCGTAATACTGAATTTGCGTGGTACCAACACATTTATTCCAAGCCTTAACATCAGTCCATTTGACTTCATATTCGAAATCTCTATCCTCAGAAATATCCACAATAGTAGAATATACCTGGTTATAGGCAACGGGTCCGACATTGTTAGTTTTCGGATTGTACACAATCCTCAAACGCCCCCTATGATATTCAGAACAAACAATATTGAACCTGAATTTTATAGAACCTTGCCACGTTTCAAAAGGACCAGCGGCGAAAGCAAGGGCAGTAGGATGAATCTCATAAACTGGGTCGGCAGAAAGTACTCTTGCCAAACCAGGATTAACCACCATTGATGCTAAAAGAGAATCAGTCGTAGCAGATTCCGGCCAATCAAATTGTTGCCAAAATGAAGGTCGTTGGGCAATTGCTGCAATAGCAAGTTCATCCTCACCACCAAGTCCCATAACTCTTGTATCAATCGTAAGTTCATTCTTAGAATCCACAGACAACTTAACAACATTTTCAGGAGTATCAGTGTTAGACAAATTACCCATAAATCTAGGAACATAAGGCTGAGTGTCAGAAAGAACTTGTGGCCTCGAATAACCGAAGATCTTAGCCACCTGACCAATTTGCGAAGCCACCATAGCAGTAGCTTTAGCATAAGGTGCAATGACTGGTATCATGGATAAAGCATTAGCAGCCTTTACAATAGCAGAAGCTGGTTTGCTTATTACTCCGTCCTTAACGAACTCGTCGGAGCTACCCATATTGTTCATTTTCTTTGAAGATCCTTTCTTCTTCATACCTCCTGCTTGTTCATCATAAGTAGGAAATCCGAAATCATCTAACTGTCTATCTGCAATTCCGGACTGAGCCTGAACAGTAGTAGGAACGGAAAGTGCAACATTCTCCGCCCATACAAAAACTGTAACTGTAATGGGGTCGGTACCACCATTTGCATGGCGTAAAATGTCAAAGTCATGGATTGTCACACGTCCCATGTCTTCATGCCAATTAGGTTTTGTGATGTCCAAATGGTTTTCAGGCCATAAGAAAGGCAACATCATTTCACCACCTTGTGAAGTGGTAGGGTCAAGCATAAAATGGGGCTTTTGTGAGGCTCCCACTAAATCTTGCTCAAAGAACGCACGATCCATAGTTACTTTATCATCTACAAGAAATGGATTATAAGAAACTAAAGCTCTTCCGTAATAGAAAGAGTTACCGTTAAGAAGCATCTTCATCCGAAGATTACAACGCAAATTACGGTATCGATTGATCTTTTGCAAAATATCTACGTTGCTAAAAAACTCAGTCCACGGATTAAATGTTTCAAACAACTTAGTGCTTTCCGGAGTCCACTGGAACTCCTTGATCTTAATGGGACGACCAAGGAAGGAACCGAGGTTGGCATCATTGAATCCTGCGAGTGTGGTTGTGACATCCGGTGATGATGAAATGTCGTAAGACCACGGTGTGTCTCCATCGACAAAATGTACATTTTGCGTTGAAATCTGCTGAGGTGCTTTAGAGACACTATAAGCGCCAGCAGAAGGACTGTTTGAGTCAGTCCCAGGACTATCTGTATTATTATTAATTGAAGTAGGCAATTTTAAAATACAACGCATCGCGGCAGTACCCGCTGCTCACGTGCGCGACAATGTTTCGTTGGTTGACGAGACCTCCAGTAAATACCGGTATCCTAAGGGTAGGATGTCTATATGTACAAAGCTTCCATAAAAATATATAAACATGTGAATTAAACAATACGTAGTAACCATATATACACAACTATTTTAAACTTATACTACGGATAGCTCCGGAGTGGTTAAGTTTTAAGCCTTTCCAAGGCATAATGGACTTATTCTGAGAAGTCCCACTCATCGCCCACGGTGTCAACGAATGCTTCCAAATCTGCAACTTCGTCGAATTCGTCAGGCTTTATACGAGCCTCTCTATGACGCTCACCAGTCTGATACCTGTCGTGAAAATGTTTCAGTCTATCTTCATAAGATTCTGCTAACATACTACAAGCGTCAGTCATGCCACACTTAAAAGCAACTTCCTTCATTTGCTTTCGACGTAGTTCATAGACTTCCTTACCGTGTTGCCACCACTCGCGTAAGGCACCATCAATGTTTCCAGCACATTGGTCTTCTAGAGACACAACTTTGGATTCAAGAACAGTATGAAGACTTTTGAAAATGGACTCTTCATCTAGAGCTCCATGAATCAATCCCGTATCCTCATTGAATTTGTTCTCGCGCTTCAAAAAATCAGCTTCGAGATCATTCATGTAGGCAGTCGGTTCAGACTCCTTGTCTGGCATAGTGAATACCATATCACGTTCCTTCAGAAATTGAGCATATGAAATGTGGTTAAACCAATCATAGCCTTTCTTCACAGAACCTTTAACGTCATCACCATACGTCATGATAGCACAAACCTCACGAAAAGGTTTAGGCTTACCCAACTTTCGTGGCCAAAGATGGAAATAGGCACATCTTAATTGCAAGGAATTGGCAATACAATTGATATATACAGTCAAATTTTGTCCGGAAGGATTAGATCCCTTATGAATGATAATATCTCCATTGTAAGCTACACACGAATAAGCAATCTCAGTTGCGATGCCCCTCATAATAATAAGGTCATCTTCGGTGTAATTACCACACTTTTCTGCAATCTCAATTAAAACAGCAAAAGAGGCATTGATAAGTTGTGCCGGCATACGAAGATCATATTTACTATAATCTCCAGCCAAAATACGATCCGCACCGTGTTTCTTCATGTGCTTTGCCAATTGATCCCATTCGGGACCCTGGGCATTTACACCTACTGCGCACTCAGAATCGAGTGGAAATAGTGAAAGAACGCGAGCAATGGGTAGAAAGTATTTACGGACCATTAATTGCGTAGCCCAATCAGCAGCTTGAAAAACCCTGACTTTATCTTTGGTCAGCTTGGTAGGTTCATCTTTGACACATGCCTTAAAAATAGAGTAACATCTCTCACCATTAAGCAAAAGTTTCTCCATTTGTTCCATCTCACCCACAATCATAGGATGAGTTACAGCTGGGCATTGAAAATCCGGGAAATCCACCGGATCTAACAATTCAATCATGTCTCTCTTGGGGCCAGATAAAGGATAACCCTTAGAGGTTCCTTTAGGCATAGCATCGATAAAACGCTTGCCATCCTTGCCACATAGAGTTTCCATGGCATTCAAAGGAGTTAATTCTGATTTAATCCACTCCTTGAAATTATCACGCTTAAACATGTCTACAAGACCATCAACATAGTCCTCATAAGCAGCTTCAACGAGACTACCTTCAATCCCCGCACTAGGATTGGCCGAATATGCTAGAGATGCTTGCCACATTCTAGTTCTATGAAATTTGGGAGGACCATATTGGTTTAGTACTCCGGTAACTTCGGCAACGGTATCTGAGATGGGAGTTTTCCTAACCTTGCTCTTAGTATGCGTAACTCGATTACCATCTTGACCTAAAAACTCGACATTACTACCGACAGGTAAATAGTTAATAGGAGACTTTGCGTGAATATCCTGTGTAACTAAAACTTGCTTTTCATAACGAGTAATAGGAAAATCTCCATTGACAGTGGAGGGGAAAGCACCTTTCCATTTCTTATGTGCTTGATCCCAAACTTCCTGAATCTCCTGTTGGGTAACTGTTAAAGCTTTCCCTTTAGGCGAATCTGGAATACCACGTAAATGTACACCAGCTATACATTTTCGTGCAAAATTGGCGACCACAACACCCATACATAATCCAGTAAAAGTGTCATACGGGAGATTATAATCATAACCTGGTCCGCCAGATTTTGAATCCTTGGTATACGAAATCCGAATAGAATCAGATCTCATAGAACCATCTCCATTCTTGTAGAGGAAATGGCCGGATCCAGAGGCTGAGATTTTGTCGGGGAACAAATGGCGGATATCAGCAAAAACGCCACCAGAGGCTATATTAACCAAACACACATCTTTTCCTGGAATAGGAATCATGTAATTTGTACTAACAATAGCTCTGAAAGTAGAATTCAATTCTAATGGATTTCTACGTGTAATAAGTGCTCGCATGTCGGTACGATTCTTAAATACATGTAAAGGCATCATGAATGTATTGCCCCCAAGGGCCAAAATATCACATTTCTGTTGGAAGCCATTCTCTACGAATACTCCATGACACAAATTTGATTCCACTTTATGCAACAACTGATCAAAAGTCATAGTGGCAGACTTATCAGTAACATGCAATTCGGCCACCACAGCCGCAGCCCAAGGATTAACCTCCGCATCTCTCTTCTCAATTTCCTCTACATTTTCAGGAACAAGAGCAGATTGCTGCAAAGCAAGAGCTGTACGAAAGAGACCAGTAAATCTATAAATTATGCCCGCAACAGCGCACATACCAATAAAAATTTTAGTTTTACTTTCTCTAATGGATCTGAAGACATCGATCGTGGCATCCCTACGCGCCAAAAGCTCGTTCATACGATCATCTCTCCATTTGGCCAAAACACTACCATACATTAGTGCGTGGGCGCCAATTAAAGCACCACCACATATGTAATTATTAGTCTGTTCAACCAATATACAAGCAATTGATACAGAGATCAAAGAAAAGGCCGTTCCCCAACGTGCCCTTCTTTCAAATATCAAAAAATTGCGTGCATTACAACACAAATAGGCCCACGAAACCAATCTGTTAGTGAAAAGCCAAGTAGGAAACCTTCCCAAGAAATTAGAAGTGCGAGCTCCTAAGGCCTCAAACTGGTCCCTAATAAATTCAAAGGACTCTTCTAGAGAAGCTTGTTGTTCATCTTCAGCATCGAAAAACTCCATTTCTGTAAATTCCTCTTCAGCATCAGCAGATAATTCGTTGTAGAATTCTTCTCTTTCTTTCATCTCCTCACTCTCAATCCTATCCCTTTCTTTCGCCTCCTTAATCTCTACACATTCACATAGATCATGAGCCAACCTGCAATCAGGACAATAGCGCCGTGAAGGCACAAGGTTCTCTCCCTTCTCTATTAGCTTACGCTGATTAGCGAAGTGTTTGACACAACTAGTGGTCAAAAGACGAAGAGCTTCAAGAATGGATCGTGGACATGTATCCGCAACTCCATCAATATGGCGTAAATGGGAACTATCTCCACCTGCCGCCTTCTCCAAAGGCTTAAAAATTTGCAAATCCCATAAGTCATTAACCAATGAATCACCGGGGAAAGCCTCGAAAGCTTTAGAACTATCGAGACGTCCATCTTGGCAAGCAAATTCCTGTTTTACTTTCACTTCCAAATGAAAATCAGCACGCCGAACAACCGAATATGGACAAATAGATCCGACATTAGCGTGATATGCCAGAGGAGCATTAGAAGTGATTATGAATACACGAGGTCTGATTTCAATCTTTCCTTTCTCATGAAGATCAGCCTTATTGGCATATGTAATCATATTGTTGTTGATATCAATAATGCGTTCAGTGGGGGCCCTATCCAAAAAGTCAGATTTGGTATTCCCAAGGTCATCAAAGAAAATTCCTGTAGTATGTCCCTTTAAGGTAGAGTCAAACTTATCAGATTCCTTAATAACAGCAGTATTTTTTGTGTCAGGATCAACACCTGCTGCGGATAAACAGTCAGCCATAACAATTTGTGCAATGGTAGACTTACCGCGTCCTGATTCACCCCAAATATAAACTGTAAAAGGGGCAAAGCGCATAGATCCGTCAATACGTTTAGCTTGGTAAGCTGCACGATTTTTACGAAGAACTTGAATGCGTTTTTCAAGATAGCCTTGTTGCCAGGTACCTTTAGCAGATTTGAATAATCGTTCAGACAATTCCAAGGCTTCATCTAACAGTTGACTATATTCAATGTCACTGATGATTTTCTGCTCCCCCTTGATTGTTACCTTCTTTTCGTGTAAGTTAAAAACCATAGCATGCTCATGCAATTCCAATAAAGGAAAATACAATTCATCTAAAGTTTTACTATCATTATTGGTAAAAAACAAAGGACTAAAGGATTTTTGCTTGAAACACTCATATCCACCTTCAATAAAGTAGACTACAGTGTCCAAGACTGCACCAACTAAATCAATAGCAGTGCTGTGTTTTGTAACGGTACCCAACCGAAACATATCTATTCCTTTTACAGACCATTTAAGGTTAGTAACAGAACAGAGACCTATAGAAGCTGCAACGGAAATTAATGCAGAGATCTTCTCAAACATGGGAGAGTGACGAACACTGTCCCAATTATGACGTAGGTCAGGGATTTTACTCAACCAATCAATACTAGAAGGTTTGACATCACCTTCAAGGACTTCCGATTGCTGCTCATCTACAGCATCGAAAAATTCCTGTCTCTCAAAAATATTATATCCGAATAATTTCTTGCACCAGGCTATAGTGTCTCCTTGAGCTAAAATTTGCTCGCAAAGACTACCATGAGTTAATGCTCGCAACGATAAAACAATTTGAGCAGAAACTTGGGCAGGAGTTTTCAAGGCAGGTAGAGTAATGGCTAAAGCGCCAACTACTTCCAAAATTTCCATAAGTTTGGCAGTATGATTTTCAGCATCGAGTGAAAACAATTTCTCCTTGGCCAAATCAATGACACTAGCAGGATAAATGCTCTGAACTAGAGACTGATGGACATAATCAACTTTGGGTTGAGAAGAAGTACTCTGGTTTAGAGCCTTCTTCGGAATGTTGTTGACATTTCCATTTTTCCTCATATTCTTCAATTTCTCAACCCTACGAGCTCTCTTATTCTTAGCGAATTTTTTACGAGATACTGGTTTGGGATTAAAAACCTCAGATTGAGGGGTAAAAGAGTTATTTTTCTCCGTGGAGCTAACGTAAACCTCTTTACTGGTATTTACGATACTATTATTACACGCTACAAAAGTTCCTTGGCTTGACATTTCTAATTAAATTAAAACGACAAGCATAAAAGAACCAATTAGCGAGAGGCCCGCAAAATTGGAAATCCAATATGCTTCGACACAAAAGCTTTGCTTCACCACTCAATTAAGAGGATGAACTTACTTACGTACTTTAAACATGTATTATTCGCCGCGGGAAGGGGCGCTACACTAAGTACATCGGTTGGTAAAATTTCAACTAAAACAGCTGTTCAACGAGAATTCTCAAGCGAACATTAGGGATCATTAACTCCTAACTGTTAGTTTAGATAATACGCCGACTAATGAGTCTTATCTAGGGTTCGGTCCCCATATCATAAGATAGGTTACCTAAAGAACATCACAGAATCATAGCGTGATGATAAACTAGGTCTATTCAATTTTAAGCCGAATAAACGTGGGGGCTCTTCATTCCAAAGAATGGTGATATGATATTGATACAGGTTCTACCTCATTCAATAAAATTCATTAATTATGAAATTACATCTCACAGACATATTTTTAAAACGCTTCTGTGTGTATGAGTAAGAGCGTTTGAAGGGCCAAAAGGCCTGAACAAATTCCGGGGTTCACCGGAATCAAAATGTTAAAGAACAACTACAACTAAGACTTTGCCAAAATCCAGTTATAAAACAAAATGGTTCAAAAATAAGCTTGGCACCCCAATAAAGGGGTAACGCAATCGCCAGCTAAACAAAATTCCTAAGGAAAATTGAAACGACTACAGACAGAAAACTTGGATTCGATCATAAACTAAATCAGAAGAATTTTCAATACATTACAAAAGTGTATCATTAAATTACTTAAATTAACAATTCTAAAACTCAAATATAAATAAATAACTAAAAGGGGTGAAACCCCTAATAGACATGGTTGTTTATTTAGAGTTTCGAATACTTAATAGAAGTCATTTGATAGACTTGAGTAACAAATTGTTACTACTGATAAAAGTTCATTGATCTCCGCACGGGTA